TTGCTTACCGACACAAAATTAAGAAAAGCTCTTGGCAAAAAGAGAGACCAGATCGAGGTCATATCGGACGCTCATGGTCTGAATGTCCGGCTGTCTACTTCCGGCAGTATAACATTCTTTTACCGCTACAGATGGAACGGGAAAGCCGCTCAGCTAACGATTGGCGATTATCCCACCACCTCCTTATCTCAAGCTCGCGAACGTAGACAGCAGTTCAGGGCCTGGTTGACAGAAGGACTCGATCCGAGACGGCAAACAGTTCTGGAGAAACAGAAAAAAGTCGAAGCGCTCACCGTTAAAGAGGCTTTCGATTACTGGGAAAAGTATTACTGCATCCCCGAAGGTCTTGTGAAAATCAAGGTTAACCGACGGGACTTCAATAACCATATAGCGCCTGTGCTGGGGAACATGATTGTTGATCAGACCACTAAAGCGCACTGGCTTAACCTTTTTGATGGCATGGGGCGAAGAGTTGTCACTGGTCAGATGCTTGGGCTGATGCAGCGTACGTTCCGTTTTTGCTCCAATCGAGGGGTAATTAATGTGAACCCAATTGAGAGCCTTAGGCGCTCTGACGTAGGTCTCACAGCATCCGTAAAAGATCGCAGATTGAGTGATGAGGAAATCAAAACAGTTTGGAATATCCTTCCTGAATTGAAGTACAGACAACAGCTGATAATGAAGTTTCTCATCATGACTGGCTGCCGGAGTACGGAGATCAGGACAGCAAGATGGGAGTGGTTCGATTTCCATGAGCAAACGTGGACCATTCCGGCAAGAGATTATAAAACCGGGAAATCGGTCAGAAGGGCACTTCCCGAGGCAGTAGTAAGAATGATGTTAGCAGAGAAGGAAACGTCAGTTTCAAAACACGTTGTGACACTGTCACGCTACAGAGGGCCAGAAGATGACAGACCGCCACTACAACCAAACGTCGCTCTGTTTTCTGCTCAGATTATAGCTAAAACAGGCATGAAGCCCTGGTCTCTCCATGACCTCAGGCGAACAGTGGCGACACGCCTTTCTGAATTAGGTGCGCCGCCACATGTTGTGGAAAAACTGCTAGGCCATCATATGGCAGGTGTCATGGCACGTTATAACCTGCATGATTATCTGGATGATCAGCGTCACTGGCTTGCTGTTTGGCAGGATCACCTTGAGAAGCTGGTTGGTCAGCCTCTAGTTTGATCCCCACGTTATCTTCCCAGGCCAACAAGTCTGAAAGTCTCCACCTTTTAGGGCTGCCATTTATTTTAGGCTGCGGGAATGGCTGAGCAAAGTAAGAGGGCATCCGGGATGGGGTGCTCCAGAAATAAAGTGTGCTGCGCGATATTTTGTATCTGGACAGAACGTCATCGGTTATCAAAATTTCATCTGATTTATGAGATGTATTAGTCATAGAAACCCCTTAGTTACATTGTCCAGGCAGATGGTGTAGCCGGCGCGCGCAGCTCATGGCTGTGGCCACATAGCTACTTTTTCTGTTAACAACTTCTACAGTGATCTTTGAGCCTTGAACCACCACCGTATAAGTTCTTTTCGTTTTCTGTCGCCCGTAGGCTCCATAAAGCTCAACGTGTTTTGCCAGTGCCGCATCGCACGCCTGGCGGCCCAGCGGTGATTGTTTGCTTCGGTTAATCAGTCGCATATTCACCTCACACAAAGACATCAACCGGATCGCCAGCTGCGCGCGCGTTGTCGTTCGCTTCACGGCGGAGGCCGAGAACATAGCCAACGGGATCCCAACTGGACAGAATTGCATTGAGCTCTTTATGGCTGTGCCAGGTTGTCAGGCGTTTTTTAAGCTCGCTGGCGCAGGCGCACACGTTCGCCCGGGTGGGGCCGGCCATCTTCATGCATAAGCACAAAGTCAGAAGCAGATCCGAATATTCGTCGGCGGCTGCACGCAATGCTGCCGGGTCTATGCTGGCTTCCAGCTCAGGTAATCGATGTTTAAGACTCATGCTGTCAGCTCCTCAATTCGTTTGAACTTAATAACCCAAACCCATGGATTGGAATTCCATGATTCGTCGCCGTAGATTGATTTCCAAAGGGTTACGAATGAGCCGCGGGCGCTCAGTTGATGTTGAGTCCAGCCTGGCTGATAGTGCTTCCAGAAGCCCCCTCGTAGCTTCGCCACACCTTCTGCCTGAGCATCATGCTCGTTGATAGCGTTTAGCCGCTCAACCCGCACGTCGGTGATTTCCAGCAGAATGCGGCTGGCCCAGCGTGGCATGTGCAGCGAAGGAGTCCATTTCTCAGGCGTTGCCGGCTTATTGCAGACAGCTACGGGTACACGGTGGGTTTGCTCAGTCCATGAATTTCGCTCGCTGGCTTTGTATACCAGGGTGGCGACGTCTGTAGCCCGGCTATGCACCCGAAAGGCCTCCCGCACCCAGATGCGATCGCCTGGTATTCCGTATGGGCAGCATTCCCTGATCAGTTCAGGTACATCTTCCGGGTAGCAGCCGATAAACTTCTTCTCGATCTGAATGAATTTTGAAATTTGGTCTCTTCCGACCGTGCAGTCCTTTATAATCCTGCGCGTCTGCGTCTTCCGGCCACTCAGCAGCGCCCGCACCATCTCCCCGTTAAAAATCATTCCGCGTTCTTTCACGATTCCACTCCATACCGCCCATTCATGCGGCCAATAACACTGACAAATTTCACAAGGCTGACACCCATCGGCTTTACCTTCTCGTAGTGCTTGCGAAGGATGGGGGGGCATACAGCGTTCCATTTCGGTTTAGGCTTTGCGCTCATCGCTTTGGTTATCTCTTCTGCGCAGCGACGAGCCTGGGCGCGGAGGGCGTTTTCTTTTTCTTCTGGCGTCATGCTGCCTCCAGATTTCCGATCCGCTTTAACTCAGCCAGCGATACGGTCGTGATGATGTGTCGCGGGGTGATGTACGGGCGCCAGATAAACAGGAGCGAGCCTTTTGGGTTGCTCTGGCGCTTTCCTGTAACGGATGCAGGAACAAACTGAACACGGCCACCCGTTATCAGCCTGAGTTCATCAGCTGATTGCATGGCTGAAATAAACCAGCCGGTAGAAATGTCAGCCGGTAGCAACATCACTACGGCCTGAGACTGCGCCCGGGATTGCTCAGCAGCCTTTTCTACCCACGGGCCGATATCGGAATAGGGCGGGTTACACCATATCGCGCCGCATGACGTCCATTCGCTGTTCAGCGAGTCATCCAGCTCAGTGAGATAGTGAGCGCATAGCGCGTTACTCTCAGAGGCTGCAGCATCCAGCCAGAAGCCAAACTCGCGGTCGAGCGCGTTGAAAATTTCAATCGGCGTTTGCCAGTAGTCACGTTCATTTTTTGGAGTTTTCGATCCGCCGAAATCAGTCATTGCGCACCTCGTTTCGTGTCTGCCTTTCTCATGCGGCATGGTCGTGGTTTTTTATGCTGGAAATCTCTTTCTCCAGCTCTTCCAAGAACTTTTTCACTTCGGACTGAATCTCATTTGCCAGTGCTTCGTCGAAGTGAATGCGCTTTTTGAAATAGGCGAGGTCTGGCGGTAGACGATCGTCGAAACTAACGAAATCACACCATTTGCGCCCTGTGCACATCATCTGAGCGTGCATCTGCAACAGGTACTGGCGTTTTGGCTCGCCAGTTTTTAAGGTCTCAAGATGAGTCCAGGTGTTGGGGCACTTAATTTCGATAAGCCCATCACCATTAACAAGCCCATCAGGACTTGCTGCGAATCCTGGTATAGTTGGGTGATCGATAAGCCCCACCTCAGTGATTTCGGCATCGAACTCATTCAGCGCATACATCTCGCGTGCTACCGGCTCGAGTTCTGTTCCGCGTATCATTGCGGCGTTGGAGAAACCTTCTTCAAGCTTCCCGGTGAGGCGCTGGCAAATCAGCTCGGCCATGTAGTTCTGTCGGCTTGCTGCATAGCCAGACTTGGTTCTGGCCATGACGTCAGCAAGGCGGCTGGCTGTGACTTTTCCGCAGCGAGCGGCAAACCATTCTGGGGTGCGTTGTTCCATCATTTATCCTCCGGCGCTGCGGCATCGACAGGTTCTGCGTTGTCGACTGCAAGGCTCATGTCATACATGCGACGCTTCTCAACCGCGCCGATAACCTGTTTCTCTTCTGCGCTTAACGCCACCCAGAATTCCTGGTACTTAACAGTTCCAAGGCGTGCGGCAGACTCGCCTTTTGCGATCAGTTCCGGGCGACGACCATCCGACTCATGCCCTACATGAACCTCTGTCGTACTCCCTTCAATGACACGCTCGGCTTCGTCCTGATCGAAGATGCCAGCAAACCCAAATGCGAGACGCGCACACTGGATCAGCGTCTTGTGACGAAGCATACGGGTAGGGTGGGACTGCCATGGCTGAGTGTTGCGTTTGCACTCTCCCATGTACTCAGTAACGATGGTCGGGTGTGTCCGGTCTTTCCGGTATATCTTGCAGGAACACGCGCCTTCTTCCTTGTCGTAGGCAAACTCCATTCCATCAAACTGAGGATGTTCGTTGATGATTCGAGCCCAGCCGTCAACGCCGACTACAGGAACAATTCCACCTTTATCCGGGAATGCATAAATCTCTTTTGTCCACGGGTTCAGTCCGTACTGGTTGGCGACGATCAGCAGTGCCGTGAACTGCTCATCAGTGACATTCCCACCCTTAAATGCTGTATTTTTCAGCGTGTTCATCAGGTCAGTTCCGGCATCCATGCCGAGGCGGGAGGCAAGCTTCCCTGCCATTGTAGAAAGTGCTGTGCTCATAGAATTCCCCTTAAATTTAAAACGGGCAGCCGGTGCGGTGATCCCAGTCGTATTCCGCCTGGGCGTAAGCAACTGCCGAAATGAAATCGTTATATGCCTCTCCGGCGGAATCGCTGCGGAGGCCTTCGTATGGGCTTTTGTCCATCGGCACAGAGAAGCGGAACAGGCCTGACGGCTCTTTCGGCAGCGCGTCGATAATTTCCTGCGCCCGATCGTCAACCCACTTTTGCTTCTCTTCGGTGAGCGTTTGCTCGGCCCACTTACGCTCTTCGATCACGTCGTATGCGCGGTATGCGTTCATAGCTCGCTCCTGAAATTTGGTTGTAAGAATCCCGGCACCGTATTGGCTGCCTGATAGCTCAGTTAAATTCTTCGTTTCGATTACCGGCTGAGACCTTGTCCCAACCCGTTCAGATAAACTTCAACCAGCAAGTCGGTTGTGTAAGTCCGCTCAATCCCGCGATGCAGGTACAGGCGGCCGCGTTTATTTGCTGATGCTGTCCAGGTGCTTTCCCGATGCTTAACGAGCATCCCTGGCAGAACGGCGCCGCGGTTAACGGTCTGTGTCCCGTAATGATGACTAACCATTGAACACCCCCGTAACGTGCAGAATTTTGATAATCAACGCTGTCCAGATAACGCCGCAGATCAGCAGGCAGTAAATCAGTGAACGAATGCCATTTCTGCTCATGCTGAACCACCAGGCATCAGGCAGAACGCGCTTGCTATCAGTACGCATACGACGATGGCGAATGCGTGTGCCAGAAACTTAAACCACTCAGTTTTATCTTCTTCGCGGATCATCTCTTCACCTTTGCCTTATCGCGGCTAACGGGACGTTTTGACTTCACCCCGGCGTTGCCGGTGTTGTTTGGATGAGTCAATTTAAAACCATAGTTGTTTTGTAGTCAACAACAATAGTTGTTTAAATGGCTGAAATGGTTTTATTTGGTTGTTTTTATTGGTTATTTATTTTTGTAAAGCGTGCTGGTAAGCTCAAAAAAACGCCAAAGAGGGTAGCGCCATGTCGAATGAGGATGAGTTTTTCGCAGAGATGCACCCGCAGATTGCGCAGGTTATCGGGATAGCGGTTATGCAGCTGCTGGTTGAGAAGCGCGAGCCATCAAGAGAGGCGCTGATAGAGATGATTCAGGTGCTGTGGCTGGGGGACCAGCCAGATCTGGCTGTGGAGCTGGCACTGGATGTGCTGATGTTGAGGGAAGAGTAGGGCAATAAAAACCCGGCGCGGTGGCCGGGCTACTTATGCTGATTTGGCGAGGCTTTCTGTTGGTTTTGGGGGGCGGGTTGTTGATTTTGTTGCTGCGCTGGCATCTGAATAATCAAGGGTGAAGGATTATCATCAGACTTAGCTGGAGAGTCCTTAAATGAGGAGATAATCCCAGGCAAGGCGACAATCACAGCGATAATTACGCTAAAAATTGCAAGTCGCGTAGATATGCCTGACTGGATTCCGCTAATGGCTGTGTTCAGGCCAGTTATCTGACCCTGGATGCCATCAAACTTACCAGTTATTGCTTTCATTTCTCCATCTACACTATCCATCTTCCCGTCAATTTTTGAAGAGATAGAATTAATTGCGGAGGAGAGATTTGCGAACTGGACATTGGTATTTTCTCTGGCTAAGGCCATGTCTGCTCGAATTGAAGAGGCTATTGATTCCATTTCCGCTTTATTGGCGGACAGCCTTGCTTCAAGTTCTTCTCTGCTAATCCTATCCACTTCTCGCTCCGAAGTATGCGACGTTATGAAGTGATCTTGCACCTTCTCAGAGGAATTATCAAATTCAGCATCGAAATCTGAGCCACCGATAACTTTCAGCCTCCTTAGGCTATTTGGTCTCGCGCTCTGATTCTCTTGATTTTTTGATTCTTTATCGTCACTCATAATTTATCAACAGTGAAAAATGACTCGTTTTTATGAAGCACGGTTTTTATCGAATCGTTGGCGTGTAAGACGCCAGTCACACTATACAGCCCCTTACCAGGGAGGCGCATTTCGTTTAGAGTAATGACAACCTGTCCACTGGCACCCGTCGCCATGTTGCTGTCTTTAGTATCAATGTTAACAGAAACAGATTCCTGAGTGCCGTCAGGAAGTTGAAATTCCTGCCCCTCTTTAATAAATAAATGAGCTGGTATAACAAACAGTCCGAGTTGATAGCGAGTATTTGGCTTCAAACCTACCATTCCCACCCGGAAATTTATCGAAAACTGAGCGGGGAAGTTCACGCACTCAAAACTAAGCTTTGGCTGTGTCTGGTCCTCACTATCAGAAAAAGGTGTTATAAATGATATTCTTTCTAGGTTTACTTGCATAATTCCTCCGGCCTAGCTACCCATGCTTCCTGTACGTCTGCGGCATTACCAAAAACACATCGAACTACCGGTCTGGCTTATTCAAAGTCATCCCGTTCATCCCTTCGCTTGAAGAAAATCTTATCTAGCCTGAGCAGGATCCCAACCAGCCCGATAATCAGTAAAGTAATGAGTATTGGGATAATCAGATCAGACATGCTTCCTCTGCGTGCTAAGGCTTTACCCATGCTTCCTGTACGTCTGCGGCATGCTGCCGATCACCTTGCCGAACACGAACACCCGGTTCATCTCGTCTTTCTCGATCGGGTCCCAGGCTGCATAGCTCTTGTTATCTGAGATAACCAGCAGCTTGTCCTTCATCTTCTGCAGGCGCTTGACGTGAGCAGTGTCGTCGTACAGGAAGGCGTATATCCCGTCGCCGTCGAAGCTCTTAACGCTGATGTCGACGAACAGCAGATCACCCGGCTCAATCGTCCCAGACATGCTGTCGCCCCGGACGTTGATGATCCGGATGTTCTCAGCCTTGCGCCCATCGAACATGTGGCGCGCTTCCGCTGGCGCATATTCAACGGAGTGGAGAATCTCCACGAACTCCTGATTCACAATGCCCGGGCCGGCACTGACGGCCAGATCCAAAATGTCGACCCTGAACACATCATGATTTATGTGTGAAGGCTTCTTGTCATCTTCACCATCAGCCCTCATGGCGCCAGTTCCCGAAGAAAGCCACTCAGGTCTCACCCTTAAAGCCTTGGCTATATCGAGCAATTTTGTGGTCTGAGCAGCCCTTCCAGTTTCAATCTTCTGGATCGCAGCCTGACTAACTCCAACAGCATCTCCCAGAGTCTTCTGGGTCATGCTGGCAGCCTTTCTGGCTTCTCTTAATCGTTCTGCAAGTGTCGTTTTCATCTTCTCAATTTACAACCATGGTTTTATAGCGGCAAACGAAAATGGTTGTTGACTAAATACAACTAAGGTTTTATTCTTTGTTTGTATTTACTACGGAGGTTGTCATGAACCCAACCATTAAAACCGCAATTAATATTGTCGGCTCTCAGAAAAAGCTTGGTGAAGCCTGCGATGTTTCTCAGCAGGCGGTTTACAAGTGGCTCCACAACAAGGCAAAGGTTTCGCCTGAACATGTAAACAGCATCGTAAATGCAACTAATGGGGAGGTTCAGGCGCATCAAATTAGACCAGACCTTCCAAAACTATTCCCTTCTCCGAAGGGCGTTCCGGCCGCCTAACCAGCGGCCTCCCAATCAACACCAGAGGAAGTATCACAGATGGAGAATGCAATAGCCCGAAAGTTAGAGCCGCCAATCCTCAACCCAATTGAGATTGAAGGCATTTTGTTAAACCGGCTTTTGTCCATTGGCCAAAAGGTTTTTGCGGAAATGCGAGGGGTTAGCGAGTCGACAATCAGTCGCCGCAAGAGCGAGGGGTATTACGCAGAAATGGCGAAGGAAATATCAGCGCTGGGTTTGCAGGTTGTTCCGCCGGAGGCGGTGGTAGTTTCCCGCCACTACCTGCAGTCAGTAGAAACGCTGGCAGATATCGGTTTGCGTGCGGAGCGGTGCCGCCCGGGTCCGCTTGGGTGGGACTGATGAAGCGCCTAAAAGGCGAAAGCCGCAGTGCTGGAACACTAACGGCTTTCTACGCGAATTAACTGGATCAATTCACAGGAGTAATTATGCCTAAGAGCAACCGATTTTACCAGGCACAAACACACAAAAATGTTACCCGCGATCGCTTCATTCGCTCTGTTAACCCGGTGGTTGGCATGAAAATGCGCGCCATCCTGGAAGAGCTGAAACGGAAGGAGGAAGGCCGTGAGTAACGTTCTCCGCATATCCGATTTTAGAGGGTCTCAGAAGCCCATGGAGAAACCTCAGCCATCAGGGCAGGGGTTGGTATTCCTGCACCGCAAAGTAAGAGAGCTGCCGTTCTACAAGACCGACAGTGAAGCCGTCCATCTGTGGATCCATCTCATCATGGAGGTGAATTCAGCTGACGGGATGGTAACCACAGAGTTTGGTGAGTATCCGGTTTCCCGCGGTCAAGTGATCACCGGGCGACATACCCTGTCGAAAGACACGGGAATAGCACCTGACAGGGTTAAGTACCTGCTGAACAAGTTCGCGAAAATGGGCATGATCACCACCCTGGCAAACAAGAAATTTACACTCTTAACCGTCACCAAATATGACGATTATCAGCAATTTTTTGTGCCAACAGAATGCCAACAAAGTGCCAACGCAAACCCAGTAACCACGCTGCGTACCGGCGAGGTTGTGCCAACAGAATGCCAACAAAGTGCCACAAACAATATATTAAATAATATCTCTTCTACTGACGTAGAAGAGAGTGCATCAGCGTCACCAAAATCCGAACCTAAAAAACAGTCTCTCAGCTGTGAGCAGGTTGTCGATGTTTATCACCAGGTGCTACCGGAAGCGCAGGGCATCAGGGTCCTTACTGATAAGCGCCGCAACCTGATCCGCTCTTTCTGGCAGAAAGCCAACAAAATTACCCGTCAGCTTGATGGCCACAGCTTTACCCTGGCTGACTGGGAGTCTTACCTGAGCTACATCGCCAGTAACTGCCGCTGGATGCTTGAGAATCGCCCTGATCAGCGCACCGGGAAAACTTGGCGCCGGAAGTCGCTGGAATATTTCCTGAACGTCGATGTCTACGCCAAAACGCGCGAGGGGGCCTGTGATGACCTCTGATTTCATGACACCTCCGCACAGTATTGAAGCAGAGCAGAGCGTACTTGGCGGACTCCTGCTGGACGACGACAACAGCGAGCGTACTCAGAAGGTACTTTCGATTCTCAAGCCAGAATCGTTCTACGCGCGTCAGCACCAGGTCATTTTTGCTGAAATGCGCCAGATGTACCGCGACCATAAGCCTGTCGATCTGCTGACCCTGTTTGATGCTCTCGATAGCAAGGGGCTGACGGAAACCGTTGGTGGCTTTGCATACCTGGCTGAAATGTCGAAGAACACGCCAAGCGCGGCGAACATCGTGGCATATGCGATGCGTGTTCGTGAGACCGCTATGGAGCGCTACGGCATCGAGAAAACAACGAAGGCGATCGAGTTGCTTTATGCCCGCAACGGCATGACGGCAGAACAGAAGTTTGACGCAATTCAGGGATTATTCACTGAGATAACCGAGCACGTAAAAACAGGGCGACGGACTGGGCTTCGCACGTTCTATGACGCTGTTACTGACTGGTCAGCAGAATTCGACGAAAGGCTCAAGCCGGATGGTCGTTCCCGCGGATTGTCGACCGGGATCCGCTCTCTGGATGAGCTTCTCGGTGTGAAGCGCATTGTGCGCGGCAGCCTGTTTGTTATCGGCGCACGTCCGAAGATGGGTAAAACCACGCTATACACCCAGATGGGTGTTAACTGCGCGACGGTCGAGAACGAGCCAGCCCTTATGTTTTCTCTGGAAATGCCGGAGGGGCAAATGGTGGAGAAAATCACTGCGCAGAAGGGGAGGATCTCGCCAAACCTGTTTTACCCGGACATGACGAAGGACGACTACGGGTATCACGGCGACTGGAACAGCGATCTGAAAAAAGCCACCGGCGTGATGGGGGCGCTGATTGACACCAATAACCTCCTGATTGATGACACCCCGGGTATTTCACTGGCGCATGTCATGGCTGAGTCACGTCGCATCAAGCGCGAACGCGGCAAGGTTGGGATGATCCTCGTTGACTACCTGACGCTGATGACTGCCGATAAGGCAGAGCGAAATGACCTGGCTTACGGGCTGATCACCAAAGGCCTCAAGACCCTGGCGAAGGAGCTGGATTGCGTCGTGGTTCTCCTGACTCAGCTTAACCGTGAGCTTGAGAAGCGAACCAATAAGCGCCCCTTGCCGAGCGACTCCCGCGACACCGGGCAGATTGAACAGGACTGCGATTACTGGCTGGCCATATACCGGGAGGGCGCCTACGACGAGAATGCAAACCAGAGTGACACAGAGCTCCTCCTGCGCCTTAACCGGCATGGTGAGACAGGTGTTGTCTATTGCGAGCAGCGTCACGGGGCGATTTATGACTGCGATCAGGAAGCTGCCAGTCAGCGCCGGCGCGAGAAAGAGGAAAAACCAACCAAGCGGGGTGGATTCTGATGAAAAAGAACTCGGGCAAACAAGTCGTACTTAATTACGTCAGCCAGCATCCTGGCTGCACCTTTCAGGATATCCGCCGCGGTACCGGTCTTGACTCTTCAGTGGTCAATTCCTCCCTGTGGCAGATGAACAAAGACGGACAGGTTAAGCGAGAAGGTGAGTGCAGGAGCTACCGCTACACCCTGATCGACACAACAGCCGTAACCGAAAGCGATCCGTCGGCTCAGTATCGCCAGCGTCCTGGCGGCGTAAACCCAATGACCAATCTTTTTAACCAGTGCCTGGCGGGAGTAAGAAAATGAACATCGAAACAGTAAACGAGCTCATCGCCTCCCTGGAGAGCGCAGGCGAGCTGTCGATCAGAGAGCAGAAGTTCCTGAAGCTGGCGAAAGCGTTTAAGCAGCTGGCTGCGGAGAATGTGGAGGCAAAAAAAATAATCAGCGAATGCCGGGAGTATTTCATCGCTGGGGTGATGAACCGTATCAGACCAACGAATGAAGGCTACCTGCATATGATTTGCGACACGTTTGCAGACGAAACCCCCGCCACCGACCGCATCGTAGCCGGGATTAAGGCTGATGGGGTTGAGGAGTTCATTGGTCTCCTGCAGCAGCATGTCGATGAGGGTGATTTTGTAGGCGATGAAGTTGCCGTAATTGTTGGCGCTATCGACTGCGGTAAGGAGTTTTTCGAGCAACTGCGCGAGGGGGCCGACAAATGAGCATCGCCACTTATCTCAATACCGGTTTAGCCATTCTGGGATGGGCATACATCATGGTTAAAACAGGCCAGTGGATTACAAAAAATGCCCTGAGGCAGTGGGAAAAGCGTCGTAAGGAATCTCGCCGCCAGAAAGCTGTGAATGAGTTTTATGACGCCTTTGAGCTTAACAGCCTGGAACCTGGCTCTACCGTTCTCCTGGCTACTAAAGGCGACCTGACAATCATGATGTTCCGCAGCGAGGGAAAGGCCAATGACTGATATCACCGAACTGGCGCAGAGAGCCAGAATCAACGCTGAATGTGGTGAGCATCTTTCCCCGGCGGAGACCATGGAGCTGGTAGTGGCACTGGAATCAGAGAAACGTATTTGCGCAACGTGGAGAAAAACAGCTAAGTCGACCGGTGAAAAGCTGGAGAAGGCGCAGACCATCAACGCAGCAGCCGAAAAACTGGTCCGCTGCAAAGGTCGCTATCACAGCGAGCAGAACTATCGAGCGCTGGCGGCGCTGTTTGGCGTGAACACTCCAGATCTGCCGCCGCTGGAGCATGAAAACGTCCATTATGGCGATACTGCAGAGATGGAGATTGAAACACTGCGCCAGCGCATCGCCGAGCTGGAGCGCGAACAGGAGCATCTTCGACCAGTCGGTGTGATGAGCGAGCAAGCATTTCACCGTCTTGAAAACAGAGAATGTCGCTTTATTGCATTGTGGCCGCGCCCCGGCATCTTTTTGCCACGCAAGCGCCCCGAGGATGGCGTGATCGTTTATGCGCGTACAGCTGCCGCCGCTGGCATAAAGGTGGAGGCTGATTGATGGCCGTAACAAAAATGATATGCGTCAGTTCCACTACGCCAGCCTGGTTTACTCCGGGCGCCGTATACGACTCAGAACCCCACGGTACCGATATCTGCATTTGTGGTGACAACCTCGTTTCAGACCTCAACAAAGAGGACTGGTACGAAATGAGCCAGCGCGCAGATGGGCTGTGGTTCTTAATCGGTTTTCAGCAGGCAATTTTATTTCGGGGAGCCAACCAATGACCAAATATGAATTACTCGACTCAAAAATAATGAGCAAAATTGATGCGCACCCTACGCCATTTTCCAGTCTGTACGTCAGGGATGTAGCAGAAGAATGCGTCCGTATTGCAAAGGATGAGAATAAGCCAGAGCCTTTCCGCATTCTCGATCGCCGGCTTCAGGCGCTACGTAAAGCGGGAAAAATCCGCAGTACATCCAAGGGCTGGGTGAGGGCTTAACCAATGACCAGCAAATTAACCAGAGAGCAGCTTCACGAACGCGCTCGTGAAAACGTCAAAGCGCTGAAAATGGCATCACGACAGACAGCATTCGAAAGCGCTCGCGAAGAAATATTGGCAGACCTGCAGCTGGCTGAACTGGCGCTGGCCGCAATGGAAAGCGAGCCGGTGGCGTGGACTGATGAAGAAGAACTGCGCGATGTAAATGATGCTGGAATCGGCTATTTGTTTGGCATTGACCGAGAAGCGAATAAATTTGCCGATCCGCGTCGCCAGATCATGCTCTATCGCCACGCGCAGCAGCCGGTAGTGCCGGAGGAAGCCACTTCGGACAGTATCGAGATTCTTGCCAGCGCCAGGCGTCGTGACCACGCTGTATTCCAGTGGGATGAAGACCAACGAAATGCGGCCGCTGATTCCTGGAATGCCTGCCGCGCCGCCATTCTCGCAGCCGCCCCGCAGTCACCCGGCAGTGAACCCGCTACCGTGCCGGGTAAATGGATTCCGGTAAGCGAGCGGATGCCGGAGGATGAGCAGGAGGTGCTCACCATAAACAAAATGGGCCATCGCTTTGTATCATTCTTCGATAAGCACTCAGGGCTGTTTTTCGACAGGCTTGATGCGCCAGCAGCATGCTGCATAGAGCGCGTGCTGGTAACTCACTGGATGCCGCTGCCAGCAGCACCGCAGGAGGTGAAGAGTGAGTCATGAGCTTACAGATAGCCAGATCCTTGCTGACCTCATTGGCACCCTGCAGCGTTATGGCTACAACGTCGATAGAAAGTCTCTTTCGCCAGTCTTACTAATAGTGCTTCAGGATTTAAAGGCTCGCCAGCAGGTTGCAGAAACGATGATTCGTTATCTTGAATCGCCACATTTGCTGGCTATCGACACTGCGCCGACGCGGGGGTCTGGCGATGCCTAAATCCCCCGCAGAACGCAAAGCCGCGCAGTGATGTATACTCCCTTCACAAACTGAGGGGAGTTTTTGGAGTAATTATGAATTGGGAATTTACTAGTGCCGACTGGAACTTGGTTATTGCAGCAGTTACGGCATTTGGTGGCTTGGCTGCGGCATATGCAGCATTCTTAAGTAGACAGACAGCAACTAAATCTCTTCAACTGCAAAGCAGAATGAATGCTTATGAGTCATTAAAGAACTGCGCAGAGAGGGCTAACGGATATGCTAAAGGGAAGCAAGGTTCTGATTGGACATTTCATGATGGAGCAAACATTGTCAGAAGCCTGCGACAGGCGATGAAAATCATACAGGATTATAGTGAGTACAGTGATAACAAGGAAAGGGAAGAATTAAAAGAATACTTTATAAATCAAATTAATATGGAGCTATTTGAAGAGTTGAACCACCAAAATGCGCCTGGAGCTTTCTTTAAAGGGACAGGGGATTCGTCTGTTGAAGTTAATATTTACGAGCAATGGGAAGATATTGTCGCTTTTTTCAACTTGATGGTTGCCACAGATGCTGATCTTGCAGATTCAAGATCTGAATAAATGATTTCTCATGTTTGAATGGCTATGGCTTTTAAACAAAGCCACGCTCATGGAAAGGATATTTTCTATGTCTGATTTCAACATCGCATCAAAGTCAAAAGACGAGCAGGACAAGGTCAACGTCGACCTTGCAGCGTCCGGCGTTGCCTATAAAGAGCGCCTGAACATGCCAGTAGTCGCCGAAGTGGTAGCCAGAGAGCAGCCCGAGCATTTACGCGAGTATTTCATGGAGCGCGTCCGCTACTACCGCGAGCAAAGCATCCAGCTACCAAAAGCATCAGATCCGCGCTACATCGAAATGGCTGAGCAGAACGCCAAGAAATAGCGATTTTCTCGTATATGCTCATTTTGCTTTTATCCCCATGACGGGCGATAATTACCTGGTCAGTCTGGACAACTGACAACTTTACCCCGGCGCCAAGTGGGGACACATGGCGCAAACACTGCAATTTGAGAAGAGTTATCAAAACGTACTGATTCCCGCAGAGCCGGGAACCAGCGAATACCTGCAACTTATCCCGGTAGGGCAACTGCTTTGCGGTGAGTTCCGCAAGCCACGGAATTACGCATTCCACAAAAAGTTCTTCAAGCTTCTGACTCTCGGGTATCACTACTGGACACCTTCCGGTGGACTCATTGAGCCCGCTGAGCGCACCCTCATATCCGGGTTTATCGACTTCCTCTCATCCGACTTCGATCAGCGCGCTGCGCTCCAGAACGCCGCGGAGATGTATCTCTCCTCTGTCGGTATTTCTCGTTCCCGCGATATGGCGCTGCTGAAACACTTCGAATCCTTCCGCGAGTGGGCAACCATTCAGGCTGGCTTTCATGACGAATACCAGATGCCTGACGGCAGCCTTCGTCGTGTCGCAAAGTCGATCTCCTTCGCCAGCATGGACGACAGCCAGTTTAACGGCGTCTACAAATCAGTGCTGAATGTGCTCTGGAACTACATTCTGCGTCGCAAATTCCACTCGCCGGCTGAGGCTGAAAATGCCGCCAGTCAGCTGCTGAGCTTTGCGGGGTGATGTTGATGAAATACTCATGGTTTCAGCATCCCGAATGCACTGCGGAGCAGGCAGAACAGTTGGTGTCCAGATATCAGGCGCGTGGCATCGTCACCGAGAAAAGCCTTAACCCGGATTATCTGAGCTGGACGGTCAGCGCCAGGCTGCCGGTTTGTGCTCGACCGGAGTATACGCCGCGATCACTTCGTCAACGGATTTGGGGGTAAGCATGGCTAATCTTCGCAAAGCGGCGCGCGGCCGCGAATGTCAGGTTCGTATCCCGGGCGTCTGCAACGGTAACCCTGAAACCACGGTATTGGCCCATATCCGCATTGCTGGATTGTGCGGGACCGGGATTAAGCCGCCTGATCTGATCGCCGCTATCGCCTGTTCATCCTGTCACGATGAAATAGACCGCCGCACGCGCCTGGTAGATGCGGAGTATGCGAAGGAGTGCGCGCTGGAGGGAATGGCCAGAACGCAGGTTATCTGGATGAAAGAGGGGCTGATAAAAGCATGAACCAATATCGAATTTCATTACCCTGGCCACCAAGCAACAACCGCTACTACCGACACAATCGCGGGCGCACACACATCAGCGCGGAAGGGCAGGCATACCGCGACAGTGTCGCCAGAATCATCAAAGACTTGATGCTTGATATCGGCCTTTCCACGCCACTGAGAATCCGTATTGAGTGCCACATGCCGGATCGCCGGCGCCGTGACCTGGACAACCTGCAAAAAGCTGCATTCGACGCCCTGACGAAATCGGGTTTCTGGCTCGATGACCAGCAGGTTGACTACTACAGCGTGAAGAGAATGCCTGTCGTCAAAGGTGGGCGGCTTGAGCTAACCATTACCGAAATGGAGGCCGCATGAGCCGTGACGTTATCGAACGCATCCGCGACCGCTGGCAAAAGCTCCGCCTCCTGCGTAGCCGCGGCACCGTGCTGGTTGACTACAAAATATTACGCAATTTCGTCCGTATCTATAAGCGCCTGGGAGAAGAAGCATGACAGCTCAATACTTGGAATTTGTTCGCCAGCAGCTGATAGTGGCCACCGCCGATCTGAGCGGTGCGACGAAAGGGCAGTTGATTGCCTTTGCAGAGAACGCACAATTCACCGCTACGGCGCGCAGCCGGGGAAGGAAGAAGGTTTATAGCGAAGTAAAGCAAAAAATGGTTAACCCGGATGGGCCGCCGATGAGCGGCAGCCAGTCCCGCGCTAAGGGTTCATCAATCGCTCTCGTTCTGCCCGTTGAATATTCGACGGCAAGTTGGCGACGGGCTCTGCTGTCGCTGGAAGACCACCAGAAAGCGTGGTTGCTCTGGAACTACAGCGACAATATCCGCTGGGAGCACCAGGAGACAATCACCCGGTGGGCATGGGAGCAATTCAGCGAGAAGCTGGCTGGCGTGCGCATTGCAAAGAAAACGGTTGATCGCCTCCGTCAACTTATCTGGCTGGCAGCGCAGGACGTCAAAGCCGAGCTGGCAGGGCGGGAGGCGTATGAATATCAGGCGCTGGCGGAGCTGGTTGGTGTAGCAAAGTCCACATGGACAGAAACCTACCTCCCTCATTGGCTGGCGCTGCGCAGCAGTTTTGTGAAGCTTGATAGCGACGCTCTCATATCGGTAACGCGATCACGTTCACAACAAAAGGCGACAAATTTAGATGTAAGTCTTGCAAAACCGAACTGAAAGGCATATATTTCATGTAAATCTGATATCGTCGCCATAGCTTCGATTGTCGACACAAAGAATTCAAGCCCGAGGTTAACGCCTTGGGCTTTTTGCTTTCCGGCGACACGACAGGGGTATTCGCGAGATGCATTGCATCAGTACCCCTGTCACATCGTCGTAGAGCATTGAAACGAGTTTCATCAGATGTTAAATTTTTGGTGTGGTGAATCCCCCTATGCGGAGGGGCATTGCCAGTCTGATATGTTTTTTTGCGCATTGCGAGTCGTCTGTGGACTGGCGGCGACTTACCGGGAGGCACCCGGCACCACACCTAATAAAAAATGATGATAGCTGTAAGGCCCACTTCGGTGGGCTTTTTCTTTGGGCAAAAAAAAGCCCGCATGGTTTCATGCAGGCAAGGCAGTTACATTTAGATTTTGTCCCGGTATATGTTTTTTGTCCGGAAGTCGAAAGATACTGTCTCGAATACATTTTGTAAATAACGGATTCAAATCACAAGGCCATGCATTTGCATGGCTTTTTTATTATCAGGTCCCGCGGGAATCATCATCGACACGCTTCGTTGTTAAATCCAGCCTGACGGGCCTGACCCTTTTCAAACACACAGCTTCCCGATCTTCCATCGGAGGCGGTAACTATGGCTAAACGTATGCAAGACAAAGAGAGCATTGCCGGGATGTCCTGGCTGGTTCTGCTGATCATTGCTTGCTGGGGTGGACTTGTCCGCTACCTGATAGATGTGAAGCAGAGCAAGGCAACATGGAGCTTGATCAATGCTCTTGCCCAAATGGTGGTTTCAGGGTTTACCGGCGTTATTGCTGGCCTGGTGAGCATTGAAAGCGGACTGAGCATTTACATGATACTGGCAACCGCGGGGATAAGCGGCGCGATGGGCTCCGTAGCGCTCACGTATTTCTGGGAACGAATCACCGGAGTGAAAGCACAATGACAGCAGACCAGATTATCGAGGGGATCCTCGGCAAGGAGGATGGTTATGTCGATCATCCGTCGGATAAAGGCGGGCCGACCCGCTGGGGCATCACGCAGACCACCGCCCGTGCACATGGCTACACCGGTGATATGCGGAACCTGCCCAGGGAAACAGCAAAGCAAATCCTGCTGAGCGATTACTGGACCGGCCCCCGGTTTGACCAGGTGGCAGCTCTATCTACGTTACTGGCAGATGAGCTTTGCGACACTGGCGTGAACATGGGGCCATCTGTAGCCAGTAAGTTTTTCCAGCGCTGGCTGACCGCAATGAATATGCGCGGAAAGCTGTATCCCGATCTGATTCCGGATGGCGCCATTGGTCCCCGAACCATCACCGCGCTTAAGGGATACCTTTCCGCCCGCGGGAAAGAGGGTGAACAGGTTCTGTTGCGTGCGCTGAACTGCAGCCAGGGTGCCAGATACCTCGAACTGGCGGAGGGCCGCGAAGCCAACGAGGATTTTCTCTACGGCTGGGTTAAGGAGCGTGTCCTGTGAAGATGATCATTTTCGCTTTGCTTGTGCTGGTGGCTGTGCTCGTTCTGTTACTTCTGCGCAAATATACCCGGCTGGAGTTCGTAGGGCATGCCAGCTTGCTGCTGAAAACGTGGTCTGTAAAGCTGGGAGCTATCGGCGCGCTGGTTGGTGTATGGGCGCAGTCGTTCCCGGATGCTGCGCTGCACGCCTGGGCGGTGCTGCCGCCGGATATCAAAAACATCCTGCCGCCAAACATCGTTGCGTTGATTAGCCCTGCGCTGGTGGTGCTGGCCGTACTATCGCAATACGTACGCCAGCCAGCATTGAAAGAAAAGGCCGACGAACTGAAGGAGCAGCAATGAGCTTTGAAATTATCGCGGGACTGGTGGTCGTCATCCTGGGTGCTATTGCTGGCGCGTTCGGCATTGGTCATGCTCGCGGGGCCAGTAAGGCGAAAGCCAAAGCTGATCAGCTACGTACCGAAGAGAACGCCGCTGCTACTGTCGCCGCGGCAGAACGCCGTGCTGAAGTCACGAAAGGGGCCAGCGATGTACAGGAAGACGTTAAGCGTATGGGCGATGACGATGTTGATCGGGAGTTGCGCGGAAAGTTTACCCGCCCCGGTAGTCGTTGACACGGCCTGCAGCTGGGTGCGGATCATCTACCTGACTGACCACGATATCGATGTGTTGGATAAACAGACCAAGCGTGACATCCTGGCGCACAACAAAGCAGTGCAGGCCAATTGCTCGCAGCTCACAGAGAAGGGTTCCAGGTAATTCAGCTACAAACGCAGAACACTTTAGGTATTGAAATTTACATGGCCACATGAACAAAAAATCAGAATACGAGACAACAGAGCGCTGAAAAATGAAAAGTTGGTATCTAAGTCAGGTGCATTAAGGCACTATGGATTTTCAATTCCTTCTATCTAAGAAGCTGCCCATGACAAGAAATTCACTCCCTCAACTTCCGCATGGTTATCGATACGGTGACGAGCACTCTATTCACCCTCATTGTGATGGGGATTATTTAGCTCCGCAGGGATTTGTTATCAAGTCCGTTAACCTTGTAGATGGGGTGGTTATTTATGTGCCCATCCAACGCTACATCAAGCATCTAGATCTTTGGGTTAATGCCGAAGGAACTGTCGAATAAATTGTTAGTTACCGGCCTCGTTCGGGAGAGCTGAGAATTGCCATCAAAAGACCAGCAGAGATGCCTGGTGCTCTGGTTGAATGTTCCGGCAAGTTGAAAATGATTGGTTCAATGAGCTCTTTCGATATTTAAATGCTTTCGATAACTTAAATGAAGCTATCATCACGTTATCAATGCCTGCCAACACCAAAACGGCAGTGGTCAGTTAAAAAGCAGAAAAGCCTCTCCCGGGTGGCTCCTGAGAGATTTTAGTTTTCTAACTGGTACCAACCAAAGGTCGCATTTTTTATGCGACCTTTTTTATTGTGCGTAACAGGCATCCGTAAGGAAACCTTTCAGCTTGTACACACGGCAAAGATAAATGCAAAAGCATCACAGAGGCTATTTTGTCGAATGGCTTCGATAATACTCCCCACATCGCACAGAGGTAAGACATGTCAGAGATCACTGCATCCGAGCAAATCCGCCTGGATATAATCAAGAAAGTTAATTATGACACCGCAGCGGCCAAGCTGGCCATTGACTGGGTAGGCGACAGCTATCTGAAGTCTGAGCTATTCGCTGACTCTTTCGATCGTGTTTTCACGGAAAGTGAGATAGTCTCGAAGACCCGTAAGGCAATCCAGGAAGCGACCGAAGCGCTGGCGCTGTTTGATACTGCCGCTGAGAAGGTCAGCTAAGGCATTACAGCAGGCATTCATCGAGTGCCTGTGATAATGTTAAAGCTCCTGTATAAGGGGCAGTTGTATGATATCATGCAACGAAGCAACCAAGCTATGGAAAGTCCGGGTAATGGTTTGGAGTGAATGTGACGTTTAGCAGCGGTGGTATAAATGGCTACTTTTTCCTGTTGCTTAGTATGTGGCCAGTGCTAATGGTTTTATTCCTGGGATTGTCTCCTGCATTTTACGGTGTGTTAATGCCTAAAACGGCAATTGCTTGTCTGGTGATCGCTGCAGCCTTTGGCATTGGTGGGTGGTTCTATGGATTGTGATCTAAGTAACATTTGGTCAGGTTATAAACTGGTATCTGACCGCATTACAGCAGGTATTCATTGAGTGCCTGTGATAATGCCCGTCAGACAATGGACTGATATCATTGTCTGTTTCTCCCGGTGTATTTTGAAATACTCAATACTCTCATAACGTCTCTGCCTGCCAACATCAGAACGCCAGAGGTTAGTTAGCCGGATAGAGGCTTTGTTGAATAAATCAGATTTCGGGTAAGTCTCCCCCGTAGCGGGTTGTGTTTTCAGGCAATACGCACGCTTTCAGGCATACCTGCTTTCGTCATTTTGTTCAGCGCTCGTACCAGGGCCATAGCCTCCGCAACCTGACCATCGTAGTCACGCAGCGTCAGTGAACCCCCGAACAGCTGTTTTACCCGGTACATCGCCGTTTCCGCTATCGAGCGACGGTTGTAATCTGTTGTCCATTTCCACCGCGCATTACTCCCGGTCATTCGCTGATTAGCCACTGCACGGTTACGGTCTGCATATTCACCGGGCCAGTAACCCGCACCTTTTCGTGGTGGGATAAGCGCGCTGATTTTCTTACGCCGCAGTTCATCGTGACAGAGCCGGGTGTCGTAAGCGCCGTCTGCCGATGCTGCCCTGATTTTCCGGTGAGTCTGCCGGATAAGACCCGGGAAGGCTTCTGAGTCCGTCACATTGTTCAGCGACAGGTCAGCGCAGATGATTTCATGTGTTTTACTGTCAACGGCGAGATGCAGCTTACGCCAGATACGGCGGCGTTCCTGGCCATGCTTTTTGACTTTCCACTCGCCTTCACCGAAGACCTTCAGCCCGGTGGAATCAATTACCAGGTGTGCGATTTCACCCCGGGTGGGCGTTTTGAAACTGACATTAACCGACTTTGCCCGCCTGCTGACACAGCTGTAATCCGGGCAGCGTAGCGGAACGTTCATCAGAGAAAAAATGGAATCAATAAAGCCCTGCGCAGCGCGCAGGGTCAGCCTGAATACGCGTTTAATGACCAGCACAGTCGTGATGGCAAGGTCAGAATAGCGCTGAGGTCTGCCTCGTGAAGAAGGTGTTGCTGACTCATACCAGGCCTGAATAGCTTCATCATCCAGCCAGAAAGTTATGGAGCCACGGTTGATGAGGGCTTTATTGTAGGTGGGCCAGTTGGTGATTTTGAACTTTTGCTTTGCCACGGAACGGTCTGCGTTGTCGGGAAGATACGTGATCTGATCCTTCAACTCAGCAAAAGTTCGATTTATTCAACAAAGCCCCGGATAGATGCACCTCTCTCTGTTGGCTCCTGAGAGATTCTTTATACGCTGGTTGGTAGTGACCAAAGGCCGCATAATTTTGCGGCCTTTTTCATTTCTGTAAAATGAAAGTCCTCAGGCGGTTAACGATGCTCTGGACCATGGAAGTGATCTCCACCATGTCCGCCGCTATGAGGCCCAGGGGGAAGGAAACATCCTGAAAGAGACAGCGCACCACAGATCACAAAAACAGCAAGCATAATTCTTTTCATAATAACTCCTGAACTAAAGAGCCTTAATTCCAAAACATAAAAGTGAATATTTTATGGAGAATCAGTAATTCCTTTTTCTCCCTCACGTTAAATAGGAATAATCCATGGCAAAACCGGACTGGGGCGAGCTTCAGCGACGGTTCCTGTCCGATCATGCCGCAACCGGCGTATCACCGAATGATTGGTGTGAAGCGCAGGGACTGAATTACGCTACTGCCCGCCGATACATCAAGAAACCCACTGCGCAAACTGCGCAAAAACCTGCGCAGAAGAAACTGCGCACTGCGCAAAAGGAAAAGTGCGCAGAAGAGCTGGTGGATGATGATGGCCTCACCGATCAGCAACGTTTATTTGTCGCAGAATACCTGAAGGACCACAACGCCACGCAGGCCGCTATCCGTGCCGGGTACAGCAAGAAGACTGCTGAACAAATTGGCTATCAGCTGCTTCAGAAAACTTCAGTTGCGCAGGCCATTGCGCAGCAGCAGAAAGCATCCATTGTGCGCACGCTTGGCAGCGCTGATGAAGTGCTTGAGCAGATGTGGCGGCTGGCAACATTCGATGCTAACCAGCTTTCTCAGTATCGCCGCGGGAGCTGCCGTTACTGCTGGGGCTTCGGTCACCAGTATCAATGGCGCGATGCGGTTGAGTTCGAAGAGAAGCTGGCTGAGGCTTTAGCGAAGAAAGGGAAAGAGCCAAACGACAGAGGCGGCTACGGTTACGACCATACCAGCTCGCCTAACCCGAAATGTCCTCGCTGTAATGGTGATGGCATCGGCCAGCCTTTCTTCGCCGATACGCGCAAGCTGGCGCCGGATGCTGCGCTTGCCTATTCCGGTGTGAAGCTTGGTAAGAATGGCGTTGAGATAACCGCCATCAGCCGTGAGCGCATGTACGAGGCGGTGATGAAACGTCTCGGCCTGGCTGATAGTGAGTTCGCCCAGCGTCTACAGCAGATTGAAATCGAGCGCCGGCAGCTGGAGATCGACAAGCTCCGTAAAGAGCTGGCCGCTGACCCAGAAGATGACGAACCAACGCCAGTTGCGATCAATATCAACGTAGTCGATGCGCGAGTGAGGGAAGAGGATGGCGATAGCTCCGACGCTTAACGTTCCCCAGGCTCGTTTTCTGGCTATGCAGCAGAAGTTCAAAGCCTATGTAGCTGGTTTTGGATCCGGTAAGACATGGGTTGGCTGCGGTGGAATATGCAAAGGGTTCTGGGAGTTCCCCAAAATAAACCAAGGCTACTTTGCCCCGACTTATCCTCAGATCCGCGATATTTTCTACCCCACGGTGGAAGAAGTTGCTCACGACTGGGGACTGAAAGTCAAAATCGTTGAAAGCAACAAAGAGGTCCATTTCTACAGTGGGCGCCAGTACCGCGGCACGACAATTTGTCGGTCGATGGAAAAGCCCGACACGATAGTAGGCTTTAAAATCGGCAATGCGCTGGTGGATGAACTCGACGTTCTGAAAGCGGATAAGGCGCGTCAGGCGTGGCGAAAAATAATCGCGCGTATGCGTTATAAAGTTGATGGTCTGCGTAATGGCATTGACGTGACTACCACACCTGAAGGATTTAAGTTCGTCTATAACCAGTTTGTTAAGGCTGTGAGGGAAAAGCCTGAACTGAGGTCGATGTATGGTCTGGTACAGGCTTCGACATTCGACAACGAAAAGAACCTGCCGGATGACTATATTCCTTCGCTCCTGGCGAGTTACCCGCCGGAATTGATCAAGGCATATCTGAACGGCCAGTTTACTAACCTGACCAGTGGCACCATTTATCATCAGTTCGACAGGGTGCTGAATAATTCCAGTGAGGAAGAGCAGCCAGGTGAAGCGCTGTATATCGGGATGGATTTCAACGTCGGGAAGATGGCCGGGATCGTCCATGTATTGCGGCTCGGCTTACCACACGCGGTAACAGAGATTATCAACGCTTACGATACGCCCGACATGATACGCATCATCAAGGAACGTTTCTGGCTGTATGCCGACGGTGACTACCGCAAGGTCCGCGAGATTTATATTTACCCGGATGCCTCTGGTGATTCCAGGAAGTCAAACAACGCCAGCAAAACAGATATTGAGCAGCTCCGGCAGGCCGGATTTAACGTCATCGTTGATGATGCTAACCCGCCGGTAAAGGACCGCATTAACTCCATGAACGCCATGTTCTGCAATGGTAATGGCGATCGCCGGTACAAGGTGAATGTGGCCCGTTGCCCGGTCTATGCCGACTGCCTGGAGCAACAGGTGTGGGATAAAAACGGCGAGCCGGATAAAAAGAGCGATAACGATCACCCCAACGATGGCGCCGGTTACTTCATTGTGAAGCAATTCCCAATCGTTCGACCTGCATTCTCTATTTCACTGGACACGACATTCTGATGGCCAATAACGATATTACTTACGTTCGCCCTGAGGTCAGGGCGGCAATGCCCGTGTGGAAAAAAATTCGTGACGTGTGCAAAGGGGCTGATGCTGTAAAGGCCGCCGGGAATGAATACCTCCCTTTTCTGGATCCGTCCGATAAGTCTGCACGCAATAAAAAGCGCAATGCTGATTACATTCAACGCGCCGTTTTCTACGCGATAACGGGCAATACAAAGGTGGGTTTACTGGGGCTGGCATTCAGAAAAGACCCGACCATGACCGCGCCGGATAAACTGAATTATCTTCGTGATAACGCCGATGGTGCTGGTGCCAGCATTTATCAGCAGTCCCAGCAGGTTACAGAAAATATTCTGGAGGCCGCGCGCGAGGGGCTTTATACGGATTATGCAGCTGAGACCGACGAGGCGATCATCCTTCGTTATCAGGCGGAAAGCATCATTAACTGGCGCACCAAACGCATCAATGGACGTGATCAACTGGTGCTGGTGGTTTTACGCGAATGCATGGAAAAGGAAGATGGTTTTGCGTACGAGGGGCTTTGTTGA